GTCATTGTATTAGTTACTCGACCGTATAATGTAACAGAACTTCTAAATTGTAAATCTTGATCGCCAACTTCTTGTAAATCTCTTGGTATTTTATTTATATTATCGTTAAACAATACTGTAAAAGCCGTTTTGTTTGTTTCATCTATAGGAAAAGCTCCATTTGCAAGGCCTCCAAAAGACTCAAGTACGGGGGGATTTGATGTGGCGTTTTTTATAGCGCCAGACTGTCCGGGATAACCGTTAAGCATTCCAGGCAAATATACATTGTAATACTCTTGCTCTGTCTGTTTAACTACTATTTTATAGCTATACCAACCTAAATCGTTTATAGTATATGCAAATTTTAAATCAGAATCTCCAACAGCAACATCTTCCGCTCTAAGATAAACATCGTTTACTCTACCGCTAGTTGTTACAGTATATTGAAGTTGAGCTCCAGTAGGACCCTCTACGTTTGTAACAAAAACAAAATCTTCATAAGCACCTCTCAACGAATCCCCTATTATTGGTATATTTATATTATTAGGAAAATTTATATTGTCTAAACGAAAAGTATATGTAGAGTCATCAATTATTACATTACCCGCTGCTTTAACTGCGTAACCTTCCGCACTAGAATTAGTAGCATTTTGCTTAATCGCATAAAGCCCAGGGGTTCCTGTAGCAGAATTTTTTATAGAAGCCACTTCGGAATTAACCAAAACCATTATAGAATCACCAAACCAACTTAATACAGCTGTATCCTCATTGCCGATGTCATAAGCGCTATATATAGTAGATCCAAAATAAAATTTACCATCACTATTAGCTCCGGTGTCTACAGATGAAAGTATAACAGGGGATTGTCTTCCAAACTTGTCTGCTAAAATAAAACCTACCTGATAATTTCTATTTCTTTTTACAGAATGATTTGGATACTCTATCCAGTTATTAAATTTGCCTGTATCACTTTTAAATGATATTCTACAGTTATAATTTAAGTTAGCAGGAGGAGTGTGCTGGTCTTTATAGTTACCGTATATAATTCTATTTCCTGAGCTTTCTTGAGAAAAAGCGGTTACAGGTACTTTATCGTAAACTCTAATTGTTTGAGCTTCCGGCAAAGTTCTATATGGTTTCCTAGATTGATAATCATAAGTAAAAAAATTACTCACCCCGCTGGCTCCTGATATTTGCCCGGCCGTAATACTTTCTAAAACCTTAACAGCAACACCATCACTTTCTCTAAAAAGTATTTCCATTTCCGAGATTTTATAATCTCTAACTAATCTATTAGCATTAGTAGGTAGCGGTATTACAAGCCCAATGTTTTGAACTAAATTTTCCATAAAGTCTACCACTGTAGACTGATAAGCTGAGTTTTCATCTCCACTAAGAAAAAATCCGTTTTGCTTTGGTATATAAGCTATTTGAGTAAAAGGAGCCATTAAAGAGTACTCATTATCATCATACTTAAAACGGTAACTAAACCTAACAAATTTATCTTCTAAAAAATCAGGATCACCCGGCCAATCTGTATCATCATTTTTATTAGTCATAGTGGACATAATAAAAGAAAAGTAAGTACTAGGTAAAGGAACAGGTATATTGGGAGATAAGGATATTCTTGTGTCAGAACCAACTAATGCTGCGTTAATTATCTTAATGTGTTCGTTTCCTGATATTAAGTTTTCCGAAGAAACAACTGTTGCTCCTATAAAAGGAGTTACTTCTGCTACTCTATTTCCGCTTACAGTGATATAAGAAATGTTACCACTTACAATTTCTACGTCAAGTCTATTATATAATCTTATAGCTTGATATGGGCTGTATTTAGCAACAGATATTTGATGCTCTTGTGTATAATAGTCTTGTGAGCTTCGCCTTGAACCACCACTAACGGAAATTCCTGAGTTTATTTTACGTGGTTGATTTCTATTGTCCGTCCAGAACAATAAGCTTTCAATTAAATTTATACCTACTATTCTATTGGTTGTTGAGAAGTTTAAAAAATAGCCTTGAACTAAACGAGTATATATTTGTGTAGAATTATTATAAGAATAAATGTAATGCTTAGATGTAGAAGGAGCATCTGTTGGATTTGAAGGATTAGGATCAGTATAGTCTGTTAAAAAAACAAATAACTCATCTGTTGAATTGTTTTCTTTTATACCTATTATTGTAAGTCCCTCACCTATATCAGTAGAGGTAATTAAATTGTTACCTATAATGTTTTCTAAAGCTCCTACGTCATTATCTTCAGATCTACCAACTGATATATTACGAGCGTCTCTATACTCGCCATTTGGCAATATTCTATCATCAAGATCTTTATTCATCTTGGATTTTAGAAATGTATTCTTAATTTCTTGAGCCATTTAATTACGATTTAATCCATTTAGATTTACCTCTCATTACCTGCACTATCTCTGATAGTTTAATGTTTGATAGCCTTATTTTTGCATTTCTTAATTTAGCTGATCTATCTCTTTTTAATCTTTGTATAACGTATTCTGGTTGATTAATTCTGCTAGCTAATATAGAGTACAACATGTGCGCATATAAAGCATCTTCAGCCATTTTAGGTATTCTCATGTCTAAATCATAAGCTAGACCATCGGAAATGTATTCTAATACTATTAAACGGTCTTTTAAGTTAGAAGAAAAAGCTATAGTTCCATCTCTTTCGTTCATATTGAACCATCCGTTTCTTTGAGTATATTGAGGATCATTACCATATCTTTGCCCTAAAAATGGATTACCTGTTAGCCATCCGCTATAAGCCCAGTAGTCTTCAACAGTTATATTGCCGTTTAATAAATTGTCATTAGCTTCACCCCATCTTTCAAGAGTTAGCGAGGATCCTTCTAAATTATCACCAAAATTATCCATAGTAGGATTACCCTTATCATCTTGTAACGGAACTTCGTAAGGAGCTATAGTTAAATTATTAGCAGGGTATATGGGATGCTTAACGCCCATAGCGTCTATGTAAGAAATATCCACATAATTAACATAATCTTGAGGTATTATAGCGCTTAAAGCGGGCGATATAGTCAATTCTTGAGACTTAATACTTTTTAAAGTATCATAACTGAATTCTTGCAGTCCTCTTTTAGCGTGAAATATAACATCAGTTCTTTTAACATCAGCTATTAATTTGTGTTCACCTACATAAGTAGCTATAAAGCCTGTAATAACATCATTTAAAGAAGTATATCCATAGCTGCCGTAGTTTTCTTGCACTGCAGTACCTGTCGCGTTTTCATTTCCAAAGCTACCTCCGTCTAAAGCTTTTAACTGTACGGCTATATAAATTCCTGCAACTGGAGCAACTCCAAAAGTAATTACGTTATCAACAACCGTATAAGCTAAAATATAGTCAGTGTATGTCCCAGGTAAACCAGTTGGACTTGTATATAGTTTAAAGTTATTTAAAGTATAATTTAAGGCTGCTGGGTCAAATGATCCTAGTATTAAATCAGTATTAAATGTTGTAGTTATTATTCCATTTCCATCTGATATAAATCGCTGCGACCCGGCGTAATATTGTTCGTTAGTTTCGGTTATTAAACCGCCATTAGGTATAGGCATATCTTATAGTGTTGAGCGTTGAGTTTCTTGTTGCACTTGTTGCGAAGCTATATTTATTACTTGAGGATCCCTAATAACAACGCCTGCGTAAAGTAATATTTTTAATATAATGTTTGATTGTTCTGTTTTAGATAATTCAAAGTTAACAGAATTTGTAGGGGCATATTGATAAAAGTTTTGACCAGCTGGAATTGTAAAATTCCAAATTACATCAACTGGCTTTCTTAAATAACTTACTTGTACGTCTGAAGTTATAGAAACTGGATATAAATACAATTTATTGTTTTCATATAAATATATAGGATAGGTTGTTGTTGGTGCTATTAAAGGCGTAGAGTTTAAATATAAAAGCTCGTTACGCTGCGACAGCTGAACTTCTTTTGTGTTTTGATACATAACTGTACCTAATCTATAGAAGTCCTCTGGTGTTGCCGTAATGATTATAGCCGCATTTGCTGCTGGAGGTGCGTTAAAAATTATATTAGCTCCGCTTATACTATAAGCAATTGTTGATACACCATTTATAGTAACAGCTATTACACTACTGGCTAATTGAGAAGAAGTTATTGATGTAAAAGGAAAAGACGTTGTAATTCCGTTTCCTGTAAGCGTTTGAGTAGCGGATCCTGCTCCTGATGTTGTAGGCAAATTAAAAAATCCTCCCGCAGGAACATAAGTTGCATTACCGTATGTTTTAAATACAGAAATATCTTGATCAACATTTTTAATGCGATCACCATATTCCGTATCATTATCTGGTCGGCGTAATTGCTGATTTAAAGTATCAAAATAGCTTTCGAATATTTCAAGTTGTACTTGCGTAGCAACCTTATTAAATTCGTCTGGTGTCATGTTACCCCTTTGCTCTTTGTTAAGAATAAGTAATACCGTTTTATAAACTATGTCTACATTTACTGCCATTTTATTTCTTTTATTATAAATATTAACCGGTCACATTAATGCAACCGGTCAATACTAATTCACCATCTATAATATAATTACGTGTTTTTTTTAAAAACTACTATAAAAACTTTTTTTCTATAGATCTAAATACTTCCATGCCTTCATCGGTCTTAAAGTAAGCAGCCATAGCTGAATAAGGATTTTCATCAAAAGGCACTGACATCAGCTTTCTTCCGGTGGATGCCCATGAAAAAGTTCTTTGATCTTGTGACAAAGCAATTATGCCGGCCTCAGTAGCTTTAATAGCTGTATTTCTAAGTCCTACATTATCATCTTGAGCTAAATCTAAAAACAATTTAGGATTTCTATTTGCAAATAATCTTAAATCTCTTTTTATTTCCTTAGAAGACAATTGATTAACCGCAGTACCCATTTCTACACGTAGTATAGCTTCTGCATCGTCAATATCCATTTCTCTCGCAAATACTGCCGCATCTGTTTGTAAGTCAAGTAATTCTAAATCATCGTAAGCCTCCTCAACAGGATCATATTCTTGGTATAATCTGTTTCTTAAAGGATGATACAATGAAAGTAATTTTTGTAAGTTTTGTTTTTCCTTAGGAACTCTTAAATCCCCATCTCTAAACATGATATGTCCCATAGTAGCTTCACCATCTTGTTCTTCTTTAAAAGGTGAGTCATGGTTGGTTGCATATCTTATTTCTTTTTGTTTCCTAGTCTTTTCATCAAAGTAAAGTAATGCATGCTTACGCGTATGCTTACCTGGTATTGTTAAAGTAAGAGGGGTATCCCTACCTGTTAAATAGTATAATCTATCTTTGATTTCCCACTCAGGTTCAACTGGCTCTGTGGGTTTTACAGATTGCCAATCTTTTGTTGTTTCAGTTGGTTCAACTGCTGTTACAACTTCATTTATAGACTCTTCCAAGTCTACTTGTTTTACAACCGCTTTTTTGGGTTGCACTTTTTTATTTGCCATAATATAATATAATTTAATAGTTTAAAGGTAATAATTACCCCCGTCATTACAACGAGGGTAGCTATTACATAATTGTGACTAATTATAGTCCTCTGAATAATACAAAGTTGTTAGCAGCTTGTGTTACTAAACATCTTTCAGAAAGGAAGTTTACTTCCATTGCATCAAGAGTTGAGTTACTAGCTCCGCCAACAGATCCTGTTAACCAAGACTTCATTCTACGATCATCAGTTTGAGAAGCTCTGTAACGAACGTGCAAGAATGGACGTCTGATATTTGTTCCTAATACTTGATCATAAACAGTTGAAGTTCCAGCTGGTACTAATACCCCTTCAATTGAATTAACTCCATTGATAGCTCCACGAGTAGATGCATCATTTAAGTATTTCCAATCTGTTTTGTAAAAGTCGTAAGATCCTCTACGGAATCCACTGAATCCTAAGTTAAGTGCCATTTCAGAAGAGTTTTCAAACAATCCGTAAGCAACTCCACCTGCAACACCACTAGAAATACTAGCTAACATATCATCAAAGTCCAAAGAAGTTTGACGTTGTAAAAACAACATGTTCTCTTCAATTGCTCCTTGAGTATCTAAGTTTTTAAGGATAGCATCAAATTCAGTTAAGCCTTGAGCAGCCGTAAAACCAGTTTCTACATTTCCTCGGGCTTGAATAGCCGCAAATAAACCTTGCGTTCCAGGCTGAGTTAATGGGTTTAAACCAGATGCGTTTAATTCACCTTCTACCATTGCCATTTCTAAGTAATCTTCAAAACGTAAACGTGTTTCAGACTCCGCTTTCAAATACCAAAGGTATCCGTCAGTTCCATCTTCAGTTGCTACATTCACCCATCCGATCTGTGCAGTATCTGATCCAGATACAACATACTGATCTCTAATAATGATTGGCGAGTTTGAAAATTGTGTTAACACAGGATCAATACTTGTTCTTGCTGCAGAGTTTCCTAATCCAGCTGCAGTTAATGTAGTTCCTTTAGAATAGTCAGATCCGTAAACGAATACTTTAAGACCAGCCGCAGAAAATCCTTGAGCAGTTAAAGTTGTTCCAGCAAATGGCTGAACAGTAATTGTTCCAGCAGCTCCAAGTACAGATATTGTAACAATACCTTTAGCTTCTAGTCCTGTAGCAGGGTCTAACACAACAACTGTATCATTTACAGATATTACGTTTTGAACACCAGCAACGGCTCCAGGATTAAGTGTAATTACAGATAAAGTACCAGCTCCATTAGCTTGAGATGCCCCAGCGTAAGAGATGTGTAATCTGTTTTGTTCAGACCAAATAACTTGATCAGATGTCATTGGCATTTCAGCGCCAACCATTTTTAAGAATCCAGATAACGTACGGTTTCCGTAACGTTCTACTTCTGCTTCATAAATCTCTGGTAAATATTGCTGAGCAAAGTCAGCGAAGTTTCCAGGAATACCAGCTGCACCACCGTTGTTGTTCCACTGTAAGTAGTTCGACGGTAATATTTGCTGTGATTGTGATGGGATAATTGTCCCAAATTGTGGTAATAAACTCATAATTTTTAGTTTCTAAATTTTTTAATTTTCAATTTTGATGAGTCCGCTCCAGAAACTGATTTAATCTTGTATGCTCCAAACCTTGCGCTGTCAACAGGGGCTGCTTTCCTAGCTCCTGACGATGTATTATTAGATTTGTTTACAACATCTCTAATAGCATCTGCTTTGCCTTGTTCGTAAAAGTGATTCGCCATTTTATCTGCGTTGGCACCTGCATACAATGCTTTGTGATACTCTGCTGTATCTTTAACCATACCATCTTCTCCAAGGAACTTCCCTATAAAATTACCGATGTCTGATTGTGATTCCGCAACTTGAGAAGGGTTTTGTATGCCATATCTAAACTTTTTTTCACCTAATGTAAAATCGAAACCTTCGAATTTTTCATTAAACAGTTGATTAGTTCTAGCTTTAAACTTCTCTGCACTTTGCTTGTTTCTGTCCTGATCCTCTTTATAACGATTAAAAAAGTCCGATGCCTCTTGTTGATCCCCTGAAAGAGCTGGTGACTTCAACTTGATGTCATCATAATACTTTTCCTTGGTATCCTTTAAAAACTTACGGGCTTTTGCAACCTCTTCTTTATATGCGAGTTTTTTTCTACGGATATCTCGCTCCTCATCTATATCCTCATCAATAGAAAAGTTATCTTCAATCATAAAGTTAACTTCTTCTGCAGTTAAATGGGATTTAGTGTTTTTATAATATTCTTTCACTAAAACGTCTTGATCTATGTCGTCATAGTTGGCGCTTAGTCTAAGATAGTCTTGCATAGTTCCACCTGTTTCCCTCATAAAATCTACAAGCTTACCTATATTTTCAGGTAGCTCAGGTTGCAGGGGTTGTGCAATTACTTCTTTTTCTTTAACTTTTTCGGTAATTTCTGTAAGTTCTGGCTTGGATGTTCCCTCGACCATCGTCGGGCCATCTCCGGCTGGTTCATCCACATCCATTTTCTCTGGGCTTGGCTCTTGAATGGCATCTGCTTCTTGATTAGGAATTACTACTCTTGTCATATTACTAGGGATATCGACTAAAGGCTCTTTATTTTGAGCCCCTATTTGTTCCTCAGTTAATTTTGGTTTGGATTTAATTTTAAAGGATCCCTCCGTTTTTACTTGTTCACTCATGATATGATATTATATAATTATTAAATACTTATTTAAGAAGGATTAAACGAGGATAAATCAAATCCCCCCATCACGTCGTTGCCTTGTGATTCAAAATTCTTAGGCATACCTTCCGTTTGTCTTTGTTGTATTAATTCACTTTGTTGTGTACCTTCTTTTTCTATTCTTTTATCTTTACGATCTTCAATTTCTTTCTCTTTTTGTTGAGTAGCCATTCCCGCTGCTTGAGCTAATTGTATGTTATACTGAAATTCAGTAGCCATTAACTCTTTTTTAATTTGAGCCTCTGCTTGCATTCTTTGCATTTCAAATCCAGCTTTAGCTTGTTCTATAGAAACTTTTTCAGCTGTTAACGCTTGTTGCTTTTGCACTTCGGCCATAGCTGCTTTTTCAGATGATTCCGCATTTGCTTGAGCTTGTGCTTGAATATTTTGCTGAACCATTGCTTGCTCTCGTTCCTGTTTTTTCTTGCGCTTTAATTTAAGTAGTTGGTTTGCTAGCTTTAAATTTCTTATTTGTTTTATATCAATAGCATCTTCAATGTTTATTTCTTTTGTTTGCAAAGCTATTTGTATGTTTTGTTGTAATTCAGCTTTTTCCTCATCATCTGGTTCCATTTCTAAATATATACCAAAATCATGCAAATTAAGATTTTCAATTTCTTTAAGTGTTTCTACATTAAATGTAGATATACTATTCATTAAAGAGTTTTTTGTAAGCGGAAAGTTTAAAACATCCGCAATTTTTAAAGATATATTTTCGCAGGTGCTAAGAGATAAATAAATACTAGCATCTTGAATATGTTTTGTTGCGGTATTAGAGGCGTTAGCCGCCATTTTTTGTAGACCAACTAAAGCATTTGCGTCTGGCATAGCCCCATCACGAGCTTCGTTTAAACCGGTTACATCCCTAATCATTTGCATATTATAATTATAAGCAGTTATTAAAGCTTGTATTTTTCCAATACCACTTGATGATGATAACTCTTGAATAGGTACTTTACCTCTATTCATATCCCCCTCCTGTGTCAATGATCTACCCACAACAGAACCTGTTTGAAAATACATATTTAATGCTTCTGCTGGATTGTAATTTGTTCCATTACCTAAATCAACTTCAGCTAATCCGTCCATATCTAAAAAAATACCATCAGGAACCATTCTAGACAGCACTTGTTGCATTTTTAAATGTGTTAGTTGTATTACGTCAGCAAATCCTATGCACTTACTTATAAGCGACTGTATAACTCCTTTATACATTCTAGGCGCAGCCATTGAATAACTCATTTCAACACGAGTGGTATCCGCCATAGGCCTTGTCATATTTTCAGACATTTCCCATTTAAGCATCATGTCTGATCCTACAACTTTAGCTCCCTCGTATAAAACTTCAATTGATCTTGAAACCCTATCAAAGTTATCATTTGCTGGAGGATTAAAAGCATCTGTTTTTTCAATAGCTTTTTCTAAACCGTTATCAGTTCTTTTTATTTTAAAAACCTGATCAGTATAAGTTTTGTACTCAAAGTACATTACTTGAACAGTATTGTAATCGTAGTTTTCAAAGCCTCGTATAAGTCTACGGTTACCTGGTGATTTTTGGATTCTTTCTAATTCCTCATCAGAAATGTGAGGAAATTCTTTTTTAAGTTCTGGTATAGTTATAGATTTAACTTCTCCTACGTAGTATATATCATCAAAATTTGGATCTTCAGTATAAGACCAAACACAATAAGCGGGGTCAACATACTTGACAACTATTCCCTCCGCAGGATTAAACGATGTTTTAGTAATACCTATGCCTATATTGACTAAATCTTGATTAATTCTAGCTTTAGTTAAATCAAATTCATTGGTAGCTAAAACTGTATTAATAGCTTCCTCCTCCGCTATTTCAATAGCTGGTTTATAAGAAAGCTGCATGTGTAAATCCCTTTCCTCTAATGTTGCCGGCAACTCACCTTGCGGAATATTAGATCTTTTTAAATCTATATTCATAACCTCAGAGGCTATAGCCTGTTCTTCTTGTGTAAGCATATCAAACAAAATGTTTGAAGCATAATCGGTTCTTTTCTTTAAAGATTCAGGATCTTGAGAGTAAGAGCTTATATCGTATTGCTTTTGCGTAATACCATTAGCTACTATATTTGAAAACTTTGAAAGAATAGGTACAGGAGTCCAATCTAAATTAAGATAAGACAAATCGCCATTAATAGCCAATTCGTCTTTATATTTTTGTACACTTTGTTCTCCTCTAGCATATAGTCTTAAGTTATGAAAGTTATTCCAATTAGAAGCATATCTATTTGAACCACTTCCCCCATAATTAAACCACTCCTGTTCAATAGCTCGTGATACTTGCAATCCATATTCTATAGTTGCTTTCTCAGCATCACTTACTACTTGATCCGGAAATGGGCTATTAGTATTTGTACTTACATTCATTTATTACATTATTTTTGAAGTAGTTCCCTCGTTATTGTATCTTTTAAAGCCTAGGTTAATTTTATTAACCGTTATAGCTCCTTTAGGGCTATATCTATGTTTGTTGCACGCCATTAAGGCTAATCCAGAACTTATAGAAGCATCATGCTTTGTTCTGTTGTTTATATCAAACTTAGCCCAATCCTCTAATGTTCTTTGCAAGTAAACATCTCCATATCCATCTTTAGTTACTCCTACAAAATCTTCTATATAAGTTTCAATTGCTGAAGCATGTGCTTGTTTTATATCTTCACTTGAATTCGGTATACCACCAACTTCACGCTCTGATAAAGATAATTTATTATAAGTTTTATCCGGTCTATTAATACTAAAACCTCTATAACCTCTACGCTTTAAATAGTAGAGCAACCTAGGCTTGTTGTTTTCACATAGTAACGGCATACCATAAAACACAAGTGCCATTAACACATCTTCAAAAAACATTTCAGCTGTTGACGGTCTAGCTATATATTCTAGAAAGAAATGATTGGGAGGTACATCCTCCATTGAAAACTTAGTTAATCCATGAAGTGCTCCGTTAGAACCGCCCCCACCAACAACACCGCTAATATCATAGCTGTCACAACCAAAAGCTCCCATGTGCTCATTACCTGGATGTTTGTTACCATTCTTTATTATTACGTGATTTTGTTGATCTTGATTAGGAACCCACGTTACATAAAACCTACCGTCTTTATTAGGGTAAAACATTACCTTTGTGTCTTTAATACCGTTTTCCCATTGAAAGTTACCTTTGGTAACCATGGTATTATTTTTTAATTCATCGTTATAATCTATTTGCTGATAGATCTTTGTTAAATTGAATAACGATTGTTTAGATTCATCTCTAAAAGCGTGAGCTTCTGTTCTTGGAAATTGACGATAGTACTCGTTAAGTGCATCTGGATCATCTTTTAATCCTTCAACCTCATTATTCCAATGATCAACAACTCCGTCTTCTATAATACTGCCTTGTGGTCCAATAACTTCTTTCTTTGGATAATCAAACACCGGCCATCCATATTGGTCAATAAAACCTTCGTAGTTCCATTCCATAGGAATGAAAAGTTTATATAACCCACTTTTTGTTTGTCCATTTTTATTTCTTTTGTCGACATCAGAGTCACTGTATAACCTTTTAAAGTTTTTACCTCCTTTGTCTAAAGCATTTGATGTCGAACCCATCATACACTTTCCAATGATTCTACTACCTAATCTTAAGCAGGTTTTTGTAACTCGCCAGTTGTTAAGTATGTTTGTTGGCCTCTCCCATTTACCGCTTTCATCGTGAACTAATAGTTTTAGTTTCTCACCATCATAGCTGTTATCACCTGTATTTTTCCAGTCAATAGTTGTATCTAACCCATCAAGATCTTCCGCTACTTTGTTATCGTCCAGTTTTCGTCTGGTAAATTTAGAAGCGGGGACTCTGTAAGCCAACTCCGTTTTAGGCCGGTCCATACCATCTTGAATCGGTTTAAAGAAAAAAGGATAGTTAACAGAAATAGGTACAACCTTATCTGTAAACATCTTTTTAGCATCTTGACCTGATTTAGAAAGTATTCCATAGCGCGAATCTGATGATATAGTTGCAAGGTTAACGACTTCACCTGAAGCCATAAATGAAAATCCAGAACGTCTGTTCTTAAGGTAACACATGCCATAAGCTCTTTTATCAGCTTTACATGCTTCCCAAAATATAAAGAACAATCTGTTTGATTCTCTGAAATCTGCAGCACCTACATCGATCTTAGACCATTGCAAATACATATAATGTGTTCCAGTAATATATGTTTCTTTACTGTTATTCATAAAAGCATAACCATTTTCACGACGATCAAACTCTTCGTTAATATATGGATGCCATTTTTCTTGAAAGTTTTTTGGATATTTAACCCAATCCGCTTCACTTTTAATCTTACTTAATTCTTTTGGATACTCTTTTAACATCCACTTATTTTCCCCTAAGTCAGGAACTTTATCTAAGTATGGTAATGCAATGTGCAAGCCACTAATAAGATATATATCACCTATTTTACCTGTCTTACTTATCACGATTAAATCGTGCTCTTTGTCGTAACCATACTCCCATTTAGCATAACGATTCTTTTTCTTAATCGTATGTGGTTTTACATAGTCTTTGACTATTTTGTATAACTCTTGCTGATATGCCATTATTTAGATCTCCCCTCTGCAAAGCCTTTAAACACTGGTTTACTAGAATCTACATTAGATTCGTTAATCATATTCTCTTCCTCTTGAATTCTATTAAGAATTTCAAAGGCATCAAATATGCAAAGCTTTTTAGTAGCGGCAGCATTTTTAAGTCTGTCAGCTGATATATCTTCTTCTGAGTCAACGATCTTTTCTTTTGCTACCTTTACTAATTCTTTAATTGCTTCCTGCCCAGCGGCTATTATACTCTTCTTCGTTTCTATCGAGTTCATACTTTATAACAATATCATTTGATTTCATACAGTACATAACTTGATTGTCTATAACAAATTCCCATTCGCTATTAGGTGTAAATCCAACTATGTCTCCTGGATTAATTCCAGACTCCTTTAAGGAGCTATTACCTATTTTAAGTATACCAATAAGATCCGCAGTTTTTTGACTGCTTAAAAGGTCTTTATTTTTAACAGGTGCAACAAAACACCTATCTCCAAATGATTTCCAAGATTTATCTTTTTTATATAAGTATATTTGATCTATAGCGCACATAAAAAGATCATCTTTTAAGAATGACCTACTGTTCTTTTTAATTCCTTTCATGTCATAGAACACTCTAAACACGTTATGATGTACAACTATTAGATCCCCTTTTTTTATAGGTGTTGCAAATGCTGCAGGTGTTTCCACTACTTCAGCTATATTGTTAACGTGTTTAAAACTTTCTATAGAGCTATTTGTTATAAGGGTTTGCTCCCCAACCTTAACCTCGTTATCATAACGTTTGCCTACCGGCTTTATGATAAAATCGTATATGCTCCTCATTAATACTCCAAGTCATACTCAACGGATATTGCCATGTTAGAATTGAATTTCTTCCATGGCATTACCTCATCTACTTTTTTTATAAATATATTATAAGAATTATCAGACTCTTCAAATATTATATGAGAAATCTCGTGGCCCCCGTAAACTGTCTGTTTAACAGAGTAGTGCATTGCTTCGTTTTTATAGTCAGCCCCGATACTAATCTTTCTTATAATATTATTCATAATATTATTCCTTAGCTTCTACTTCAACTTTTTCGTAACTTCCGTCAACTAAATTGATGTTAATAGGTCCATACTCTTCTTCAATAGCTTTTTTAACTTCTTCCATTTCATTTTCAAGCATATTAACTTGATAAATAACTTTAGCTTTTTGAACCTCTAAGCCGCCAATGCTTACGCAGTGTTGTTGCAATTCAGTTTGTAAACGCTTTACGTTTTCTAACTGTTCTGGCGTAATTGTTTTTTTGTCTTCTAATTCCATTGTTTTTACTTCACTCATAATAATTTAATTTAATTGTTAATAATTGTTTATAATTTTCTACCTGTTTTAGGATTATTGTTTTGTGCTCCTGGCACATAGTTATACATTTTGCCGCCGCTTTTATATTTAAAAGTTTTATTTCCACCTATAGTTCCTGTTGTAGATTTAGTAGCTTTAACTTCCTTACTGTATGATCTACCGGCCCCCATAGCTCTTTTGCCTGTTTTAATTTCAGAATTAGCTCGAGGTTTTGCACCTGTTTTTTTAACTACTGGTTTCTTTTTGCTTACAGCCATAATTTTTTATCTTAATCTAGTCAGTATATATTCTCCTTCTAAGTCTTTCGAATACTTTAGAATAAGAGTGTCTTTGTTTTTTAATGTGTATTCTATTGTTACTGAATAACCGTTTTGTTGGTTATTCAATTCTGTAGTAAATTTATTTTTGCTACGGTTAACTATATCTTCAGTTATAACTCTATGTTCTACAAAGCTAGTGTTAAACACGCTTAAAACTTTATACTCACTTGCAATAATAGTAGTTAAGTAAGACGAGTCTTCACTTTCCCACATACCGTTAAAGTCTTCTTGAGCTGTTAAAATTGAAAATGTAAATAATAATAATAATGTAATAAATAATTTTTTCATAGTAGTAGATTTAATTGTTAGTAATTATATTTATATGTATAATCACATGTTTGAACAATAAGCTACATTTTTATTTATTTACCTACTATTAAGTTTGTTGCTGCATTTGCTCCTGGTATTAAAACGTAATCAACCACTACAGGTAGAATTGATCCTGCTTGAGCGCCTAGGAATTCTATAGCGTCTGCAGCAGTTGGATTTAAACTTGTAACTCCATCTACTCTAAATGTTGCGTTAACTCCACCACCTGCTACGGTTATAATGTCTCCCAACCCGTAATTTGTTCCAGCTGCGTTTATAACCACTGAAGTTATAATACCTCCAGCCGCTGTTGTATCTACTGTTAGCCCCGCTCCATTAGATGCTGGCACAATACTAGTTACAGTAGTAGCCACACCATTTGCGGTAGTATATCCAGTTCCGCCAGATACTAATGTTAAATTAGTCACTGTATTTTGAGCGCCAACTGTTCCTGCTATAATTACTCTTACTGTTCCAGTTACACCTACATATACTGATGATCCCGTTAAGTTAGTTCCTAGTGTTCCTGATTGATTTTCAAAAAACCAAGCTGATCTTGAATCTATATTAGCCGTAGGAGCCCAGGTTTGTCCTCTGGACATAAAGCTATCTAATGTTGGAAATTGTCCCATTTTTATATATTTTTGTTATTCATTATTTGTTTACCTTTCTCCCAAGATCTTCCTACAAAATAAGCACCATAAGCGGTTACTAATAATGTTTGAATTATTGGTATGTATTCTTTTGCTATTTTAAATTCTCCAATGTTCCCATCTGTGAAAGCTAGTAGCGTAAATATAAACGTAAGGTACACAAGTACCATTGGCCGTATATTTTTTGCTAACCAACTATCCGAATTCATGTCGGATTCCCATCTTGAAGTTACTTCTCTTTGAGCGTTAGCTTCTGCGGTTTCAAGAATTATTTGTATCTGCCTGTTAGCTTCAAGCTTCTCTTCTTTTGTTGTAGTGAACTTATCGATGACGTTACCAACTTCTTTGATTACACTACCAGTAAGCCATGCGAATATTTTGTTCATAATGTTTTTTTAAAAAAATCTTGCGGGATAATTAAACCCCGCAAGACTATTTATTTAATACTACGCGTATGTAGCTGTTCTAAAATACATTTGAGCAGGTGTTGCCGCTTGATCTACTCCTAATTGAGCAGAAGCAGTTACTCCTCCTGGATTAGCTGTCATTGCAGATCTTACTGCAGTAACTAAAGGATTTGCTACTCCAGTTGCTATAGTTGGATTTACTGCAGCAGAAACACTAGTTGAAACAGTTAATGTTAATGTTTGGTAACCCGCAGCCTGTGCAGCTCTACCAGTTAAGCCAACTATTACTGTTTTAGCATTCGCCCCAGTTGCTCCAGTTGCAGCTACTGTTGTAATGTCTTCAATGTTTACAAGAATTGATTCTCTTGGTCCTAGAGGCGATGCCGCTCCTGAATTTACTACGTTAAATTTAATGAATTTTGCCATTTTGTTTTTGTTTTTGTTATTGTTTATGTTTATGTTAGGCTAGGTTTATACAGTCCTATTCTGTTATTTCTTTTTAACTGTTTTGCGAATTGCTTTTTTTTCTTGACGCATTGCTATTCTAGCTTTCTCGTTCTTTTTAGCGTTTGCAACTCTATTGTCAGCTCTCTTAGCAGCATTTGGTTCTGCCCGATTAGTCTTCCTCATATCTTGACGAGATTTTTTATTCGTTTTTCGAACAGTTTGTCTTGCCGATATTTTAGCTTCTTTAGCTTCGCTTTTGGTTCTTGTTGTCTTTTTACGAGTAACTTTTATTTTACTTGATTTATTGCTTGATTTATCAGGAGTAACAATATCTTTTCCGGTTTTTAATGTACTACCAATAGACTTCGCTGCAGGTCTTTTTTCGCTAACCACTTCGTCTTTTGTCTTTTTAGTTTGTAGCGCCGCGCCAGGACGACTGGTTGATCCCTTAGCAGATGGATTACGTGCCATAATTATGAGCTCATGTGTTTATGAATTGGGTGTGCACCTGTCTTCATGTTGCGCTCCGCGTTTTTAGCGTAGTTGCCTCTAGCTTTAGCTGTTAAATTTTCATTTGATGCCTCCTTAATGTCATAAGCAGTATCTGAACTTTTTGTTCCCATAGTTTTAGTTATTTATTTAGTTATTTATTTATTTAGCTCTTCTACGAGGAACACAGTTATTAACTTGTTTACCTCCTTTTGTTTTCATACCTTGTTTAATATAACCTTTCCAACAAGGGGTGGTTTTCTTTTTACCTTTCATATTAACAGTTCCATTTTCTTCGCGCCGCTAATCCTCGCTCTGAGGACCAACCTTTTGATCTAGCACAAAATGATTTACGTCTTCCTGCGTCTTTACTACCTGCCTTAGGTTTACCAGTTACAGCTGTTTTAAGTTTGCTGCCTGGATTAGCTTTACGGTAAGCAGCAACTCCTTTAGCTGTCATTCCACCACCAGCTTTTTTACCTGTACCGCTACCCTTTTTTACTGGGGCATAATTTTTTGCAGATTTTTTACGCGTAGGCGCATTACTTTTTTTTCTTGGTGTTGACATAACTATTCTTTTGTTTTATCCCATCGAGCTCTTGTCTTACGAATATCGTAATGAGTAAATGTGTTATATAATCCCAGTCCTCCTTGTAGTACGTGTCCGTATTCAGCAAGCGTATCTATAACTTGGTATATAGCTTCTGGACTAGAATCACTAACTTGTATATCTGACGCCTTACCTAATATGTGTTGGCTGTTTGAAACCCCACCAATTTCTTTATTGTGACTTGGGCAACGATATGCACTAGTAATTTTTATTGGAAACCTTATAAAATCACGAATGCATTGTAATTGACTTGCTAACTTTTGTATTTGTAAAAATACTTCATTAGGCATCTTACAACCACAATTGCATTCAAATTCTGATTTATTAAAGTTATTTGTAAGCTTCATTAATAACGAGTCTTAGCGCATTGTGTAATAGGCTTAGACTCATAAGGTGTTGGGTATTTTAATACTTGCATACCATTTATTCCAGATGAAGATCCTTTTCCGTGAGGTCTTCCTTGCTGACTTAAAGGTCCGTCCCATAAAGCGCTTTCACCTATTTGTCCATTTGACTTACCTGTAGCGTTAGGTATAATTTTTTTTGTGTAATCCATATCTTTTTTATTTTAATAATTTATCCAAAAACACTAGAACGATACCCTCTTCCGACAGATCGTTGACGATTACCAATATCGCCAAACATACTACTAGCGCGCGATATAGCTCCATCATTCATGCCAGCAACTCCTGCTACTTCACCTCCACCTGCTGATCCAGCTTGTCCTTCTAAAGCAGCTACTCTATCTTCTAATTCTCCGCCTTGAATTTCTTGAGCTGCCTCAGCTACATTTCCAGCCGCTCCTTGAGCTGCTTGAGCTGCTTGAGCTGCCTCGCTTATTCCACTCATTGCATTACCAAAAGGATTTCTACCCGCTGATTGTGCTGCCATTATTCCTGCCATAATTATCTTGTTTTATCTTTGTTAACGTTTTCTATTGCTGTTGCTAATACCTTATCACTGTATGATATTCTTTTCAT